CGGAGACGAAGAGATCGGTTTTCCGGATCTTACCCAGGGCAGCCAGGGACAGAATCCCCAGCCGGCGCAGCCCCAGGCCGCGGATCCGCAGCAGTCTGCACCTGCAGCAGAGGACCTCCAGGCACAATGGAATGAAATGCGGAACGGAAAATTCAAGGAGTTTTTCAACCGCGACACACAAGCCATCGTCCAGAACAGGCTCAAGGATGCCAAATCGGCAGAGGAATCCATGGGCAAGCTGGCTCCCGCGCTCAGTCTCCTGGCCAAGAAGTTTGGCGTCAAGGAGGGTGATCTGGATGATCTGATTCAGCACATCACAGACGATGACTCGCTCTATGAGGACGAAGCCCTCGAGCGCGGCATGGATGTGGCGACGCTCAAGCAGATCAAACAGATGGAAGCGCAGAATGAGCAGCTCAGAGCACGCGAGGAAGAGAGATCTGCACGCGAAGCCGCCCAGGCGCATGTGATGGACCTCGTCAGGCAGTCTCACGAAGTGCAGCAGATGTATCCCGGTTTCGATCTTCAGAAGGAGATGCAGAACCCGGAATTCAGAAGACTGACCGCTCCTGAGATGGGCCTTGGCGTGAAGATGGCCTACCAGCTGATCCACATGGACGAGCTGCAGTCCCAGTACGTCCAGGCGGGAGCCCAGCAGGCGGAAGCCAAGCTGGCCAGCGCCAGGCAGCGCAACTCTGTCCGTCCGACTGAGAACGGTACCAGAGTGGCCATGGCTGCACGGTCGGAACCCAATCCGGCCAACCTATCCCTGAAAGAACTCAACAAGAAATATGAATTGGCGAGGAACGAAGCAGTAGACATTCCGTTTGTCTGATCTGCGGTCCGTTCCCTGCCGGAAAGGAACGGATTATGATCGTTTCAGAACGCATTAAAAACATTAATCTTCAGCTGTTCGCGGAATCCGGAACAGTCGTCAATACATTTACCGGCGATGTCAACGCCTATACCGGCGCGGGCAACCAGACCACAGCGCTTGAATCCCAGCGCAAAACGTACTACAACACGGTCCTTCTGCAGAACTCCTATCCGGATCTGCGCTACCAGCAGCTGGGACGCAGGGAGAACCTGCCGGCCAACCATGGCCAGACCCTCGAATGGCGCCGCCCGAACAAGATGCCCCACATCGACAAGCTTGTTGAAGGCGTGATCCCGGAAGGCAAGAAGATCGGCATGACCAGCATCAACGTCAGCATCGCTGAGTATGGTGCCTTCTTCGCAGTGACCAAGCAGGTCAAGCTGCATGCCGTCGACCCGATCCTTCAGAAGTTCACCGAGGAGCTGGCTCATTCCGCAGCCGAAACCATCGACTGCATTGTCCGCAATGAGCTCCTGACCAACACCAACATCATGTGTGCGGACGTCACAAACGCCTCCACCGGCGCGTATGTGTCCACACCCGCCACACCCCAGGCCCTGGCAACCGCCCTGGCCACAGCAGGCAATACCGCTCTGCTCACCCCGGATACCATCCACCTTGGCGCTACCCAGCTGCGCGACGACAAGGTACCTTTCTATAGCGGCAATGACTACATTGCTGTCATCCATCCCTACACCGCGTATGACCTCATCCGCAGCGAAGAATGGGAAGAGTACCACAAGTACGTCCGGCCGGAAGACATGTACAACGGCGAGATCGGCAAGCTGCACGGCGCACGGTTCGTTGAAACCAGCCTGGCCCCGATTGTCAGCGTGAACGGCAAGCTGCTGTGCGCAACCATGCTCTTTGGCCGTGACTCCTTCGGCGTGGTGGATGTGTCCGGATCGAGCATGGAAACCATCATCAAGTCCGAACGCGAAGCCGGCGGACCTCTCAACCAGTTTGGCACCTGCGGCGTGAAGTGCGAGACAGCGTGCAAGATTCTCTATCCGGAGCGCTTCATCGTGATCTGGCACACCATCTCCCAGGCTTCCCGCGTGACCGCCAACTGCGAGCTGCCGTCCACCTGATCTGCTACCTATTCAGCCCGCCTGACACACCTCCAGACGTAAGCTGATCAACCCATAAGCCCAGGCGGGGAAGCCACCGCCTGGGCCCATTCAGAAGGGAGGCAATCCTATGGAAGAATTGACCATGGACACCACAATCGAATCACCCAAGAAGACCACCAGAAAGAAAACCACCGCCCCGGCCGCGGAGCCTGAAAAAGTGAAGGAACCGGAAACGGAAGCCGCAGCGGACGACATGCCTTCCGCCGCGGATCCAAACGAAGACACCATGGAGAAGGCACCCGAGGAACCGGAAGATCCCTGGGAGCGCAAGCGCTATGTGCTGCTGCCCAGGCTGTCCAGAGGCTCAGATGAGTCCCAGATGGTTTCCGTCAATGGGCGCAAATTCACCGTCCCCCGCGGAGTCAGGGTGGCAGTGCCGGAGCCTGTGGCAGAAGTCCTTGAATTCTCCGCACTTGTGCAGAGCTATGCGGACGAATACGCCACGAACATACCGGGCGGAGGCAGCCCCTTGCAGATGGGCTGATATCAGGAGAGCAGTATCTGCTCTCCTTATTTTGTAGGAGATGATCACCATGACCATTCAGGATGCGATCAGCATTGCTGACGAAATGAAACCGAATCCAATTGACGCAGACCGCAAGATCCGCTGGCTGTCCGACCTGGATGGCATGATCTACAACGAGCTGGTCATCACACACATCAGCCCGGACGCCACATGGCCAACTCCGGAAGACCATCACCCATGGGGCACCACACCCTGGCCGGTCAGACGCAGCGAAAACATGCCGGTTCCGCAGTACCCGCCCTTCAAAGGCTATGGAAATGAAACTGACAGAGGCACCGTCCTCCTGGTCCCGGAGCCCTATTCAGATCTCTATCCGATGTACCTGTGCAGCAAGATTGACCTGACCCTGGCTGAGCTGGACAGCTACGCCAACACGTCAACCCTGTTCAATAACGCGTACCAGACCTACTGCGACTATTACAACCGGACCTATATGCCGGTACGCAGGGTCCGCCAGCTGAGATATTGAGGTGATCACATGGGAGCATTCCTTCCGAGGCTGACAGCCCCAGCGACACAGAGCCTGTTCACGAGCGCCTTCGGAGGCTACAACCACCACGAAGTGATCCGTGACGGGGAGCTGTACGACGAGAAAAACATGAGCGCCAGGGCCTACCCGGCGCTCACGACACGCAAGCTTCGCGGCAAAGTGACCACCTATGAGCAGCCCCTTGGCATGATCTCAAAGGCAGCCCTGGTCACCATCGACGGAGAGCATGTCCTGTTCTCAGACCATGAGGTGACAGGCATCACCGTTTCGACAGACGAGAGCATGCTGCCCAAGCAGATTGTGAGCATGGGTGCCTACGTCTGCATCTTTCCTGATAATGTGTATTTCAACAGCATAGATCTTTCCGACTATGGCCATATGGGCGCGAAATGGGAACAGCTTGGCATTGTCTCCCTGTCCCTGTGCAGATCAGATGGAACCGTGCTCAACGAGACGACAGACTATGTGATCTCAGCGACCGCCCCGGAAGAACCGACCAACGGCATGCTCTGGGTGGACACGTCCGTCACACCGCACGCCCTGAAGGTTTACGCAGCCAGCACCAACCAGTGGACCGGCATGGCGACTGTCTACGTCAGGATATCCGCCACAGGCATTGGCACAGCCTTCAAACGGGACGACGCAGTGTTCATATCAGGCATCACCTGCCCGGAGCAGTACCAGGGAACCGACATCGAGGAGCAGCTCAAAGCCTTCAACGAATGCATGACGCTTTATCAGGTCAGCAATGACTACCTTGTGGTGGCAGGCATCCTGGACAGAGTCGTCAATATCCAGGAGGGCGGCAGCGTGAAAGTCGAGCGGAAGATCCCGAAGCTTGACTATGTGGTGGAATGCAACAACAGGATCTGGGGCTGTGTGTATGGTCTGGTGGATGGCCAGACGCTCAATGAGATCCACTGCTGCGCCCTGGGCGACTTCCGCAACTGGTACCAGTATGCCGGACTGAGCACGGACAGCTACACAGCCAGCTGCGGCACAGACGGACCCTTCACAGGAGCGGCCGTCCTGAAGAACTCGCCAGTCTTTTTTAAGGAAAGCTGTCTGCACCGTGTGTCCGGCGTGGCCCCGTCCAACTTCCGTATTGAGCCGACCATGTGCCGCGGCATCCAGGCAGGCTCCTGGAGATCTGCTGTGGTTGTCGGCGAGAGCCTTTTTTACAAGGCCAGGAATGCCATCATGGCATATGACGGTTCCCTTCCGGTTTCCATGTCGGACGCCCTGGGCGATGTGGTCTATTACGACGCTGTCGCGGGAGCCCACAACGACATGCTCTACATCTCCATGAGGGACGCGGAGAACAACTGGCACCTTTTCACCTACGATTCGCCCAAGGGCATCTGGCATAAAGAGGACGGGCTGCACGCACTGTGCATGGCCGCGATGGAGGACGAGCTGTACTGCATCGATGCGGACACAGGTGATCTGATCGCCATGTTCGGCACCAGGGGAGAGAAGGAAAACGTCAAGGACCTGAAATACGAAGTCACCCTGGGCAAGTACGGTTTTGATGCTGAGCGTCAGAAGTACCTGTACCGGTACAACCTTCGCCTGCTCCTGACAAAGGGCTGCCGGCTGACCATCTGGATTGAATACGACTCCAACGGCGAATGGCTGGAGGCCGGCCATGTGTACATGAAGGAAACCGGGTCAGCCATGATCCCCATCATCCCCAGGCGATGCGACCACTGCAGGATCCGGATGGCCGGAACGGGAGAATTCACTCTCTACTCCATCGGAAGGACATACAAGGGAGGGAGCGACCATAGCCATCATTTTTGAGGTTCCGCCTGAGCTGGTGACCGACTCGCGGGTCGGACTGAAGCAGGTCCATTCCTACCTTTACCAGCTGTCCGAGCGTCTCAATGAAGCACTCAGCCTGGTAGATGTCACCGTCGAAGCCACCGCAGCCAATGCGGAGAAGGCGCTTCACGCACTCAGCAGCGCGATGCAGTCAGAAAGCGCATCCCTGTCAAAGGAAGCGAAGGAAAGCCTGATCAACGAGGCCAACCAGCTGAAAGCCCTTATCCAGGCCAACGCGGACGAGATCGTCCATACGGAGGAGAAGATCACCCAGGAGCTGGAAGAAACCTATGTGGCCAAGTCGGAATTCGGCACATTCAAGGAACAGAACAAGACCACCATTGAGGAGACGGCACGGGGCGAAGTGAGGAACTTCGTCAACTCCCAGACGTTTACCGATCTGGATACCAAGCTGGGCAACCTGGAAGGCTACACAGCGAATGTGGAATCCTACATCCGGACCGGATTGCTTTTCTATGACAGCAACGGGCTCCCTGTGCATGGTGTGGCTGTCGGGGACAAAATCAGGACGATCACAGACGGACAGGGACACACTGTGCTGGACTCTTCCTGTCTGTCAGCGACATTCACCCCGGACAGGCTGTCTTTCTACCAGTTTGGTAACGAGATTGCCTACCTGAGCAATCACCAGCTCTACATCACCAATGCTGTGATCCAACAGAAGCTGACGCTTGGCAGGATGGTGCTGACGGTCGACACGCAGGGCGTCCTGGTGTCATGGGCGAAAGGAAGCTGATTACATGCCTTATATAGATGCAGACTGCCTGACAAGGAATGGTTACAGGAACATTGACGGCGACCAGCTGGTGACAGCCACCTGGTCATGGCCAGCTCTTGGAGCTGGGCAGAGGATCCGGATCACCAGCGCGCACTGGATCCCGACCGGCGGACCGGCAAGCCTCTATTTTGACAGCAGCAGGAGCTGGATCATAGGTGGTACAAATACCCAGAGCTCCAATGAGCTGCAGGCGGACGGAAGGACAGCCATCACGCCAGGCCAGACCAGCGCCAGCGTCTTTGTGAACATCCACAACGGAGGCGGGACCACCTGGTGCCACATCCACATTGAGTATGTCATAGAAACCACAATCCAGAAATCCACATTCACCGGCGGGGATGCGACCATAGGCGGGGACGCGACCATCACCCTTTACAACGCAAACAGCGCCCAGGTGTGGAACCGGATCACATGGACCCTCGGAAGCCATGTGGCCACCACAACCACAGCGGCAGGAGACACAAGCGCATCTCTGACTCTCCCGGTCGCCTGGCAGGACGCCATCTCAGGCGAGACAGGGACCATGAACATCACTGTGGAGACGATCACAACGAGCGGCACATCGCTTGGCAGCGTCTCAGGGACCGCGACGATCACCAGGGACCCGAACCATGATGTGGCACTGACAGCTGTGCGCGCAGGAGACGTGGTGGCCGGCAAGGAATGCACCGTGGCCATAGAGTGCAAACAGAGTGCCAACGCCTACCATCAGATCACCTGGAGTGTCACCAACGGCACCAGCACACAGACACACACAGTGACCACACAGCCCGGGGAGATCAGCGCAGGCTATGTGATTCCAGACAGCTGGTGCAGCCTCTTCCCCAGGACCCAGAGCGCGAACCTGACCATCGATGTCCAGACGTTCAACGGCTATGACCAGCAGTGCGGACACATCCAGACCACCTGCTATCTTTACATCCCCAAGGACGCGCCTGCATGCGCGGCAACTGCCAGCGGGATCGATCAGAAATGGGGAGCCTACATCCAGGGCATCAGCAGAGTGTCCATCACCGTCATGGCAGCCACTTTGCACGGATCGGTACCAGCGAAGTACACCATTGTGGGTCCGGGCATCAACTACTCAGGAAACATGAGCGCCAGGACCTGCACAGCCATCAGCTCTGTGATCGGCGCGAGCGGGAACCTGACGTACACCTGCACAGTGACGGACAGCCGCGGGAACACAGGCACATGTACCGTACAGATCAATGTCGTGGCGTACACCAGGCCCAGATTCAGCCAGGCGACAGCGGAGAGGTCCGCCAATCAGCTTGCCATGCGCTATCTCCTCAACTATTCCTGGTCAAAGATCCTGGAGAACACCATCACAGTGACGGCCAGGCTGAGACTCCAGGACGCCACCACCTGGCTTGACACACAGACGCACACCTTCGGCGTATCGGACACGGACACCGTGGTTGGCGCCTATCAGGATTTCAGCTGCGAGATCAACGACAGGAGAAGCTATGTGGCACGCTTTGAGATCCAGGATGCAGTAGGCTACAAATCAGAATTCGAAGTGACGATAGACACCCTGGAGGTGTTCCTCTACTTCTCCTGGGTGCTCAATTCCATAGGTTTCGGCGTTTACCCTCAGCACGCAAACAGCCTGGAGATAGGCAACGGGTACCATTTGTATTTGTCAGGCGAGGAGATCCAGCCCCCGCAGAACAGTTAAGGAGGATGCAGCATGCCCAGCACGTATAACGGCAACAACACACGGATCGCCAGGCCGGCAGAGCAGTCTGCCATGTATGAGCAGATGCGCAATACCGCATCTCAGAAGGTCCAGTCAGGTCTGAGCGAGGGCTACAAGCCAAGCAAACAGGTTTCCGACAGCTACAGCAGGTGGACCGGTCTTCAGGCACAGAAGCCACTCAACTACAAGAGCAGCTACACCCAGCAGCTGAATGATCTGATGTCTCAGGTCATGAACCGACCCAAATTTTCCTACGATGTGAACGGCGACATGCTGTATCAGCAGGCCAGGGACCAGTACATGCTCAACGGAAGGCAGGCCATGAAGGACACCATAGGCCAGGCTTCCGCGATGACAGGCGGCTACGGGAACAGCTATGCGGCGAGTGCAGGCAATCAGGCTTACCAGTCTTACCTGACCCAGCTGATGAGCCAGATCCCTGAGTTTTATGACAGGGCTTATCAGGCATACCAGGATGAGGGCGACAGGATGCGTGCTAACTACGGCATGCTCAGTGAACGCGAGAACCAGGATTATTCCCGCTACCGTGACACACGGGCAGACTGGGAAAACGATGTCAACCGCGCGATGCAGGAATACAGCGCGCTATACAGCCAGGATTACGGAAGATACGCGGATGATCTCTCCAATGCCTACAACGCGCTTGGCCAGGCAGAGTCTGCCTACCAGTCTGACAGGGCCTATGACTATCAGGTGGAGCGTGATCAGGTGGCGGACAGCCAGTGGCAGCAGCAGTTTGACTGGCAGAGAGCGCAGTATGACAAGAACTATGCAAACGACATTGTCATGTCGCTCCTCGGATCCGGAAAGATGCCCAGTGCGGACATGCTCTCAGCGGCAGGGCTCTCCGCTGCGGACGCCAAGCTGTTCATTGATATCTATAACCGTGATCATCCCGCTCCAGCACCCGCACCGGCAGCGTCAGGAAACAGCAGCAGGAACAATAACAATAACGGCGGGAAAGGCACCGTGATCAAGATCATGGGACCGCAGACCCAGCCGGTCACAGTGGATGCTGTCACAGGTACCGGCAAGAGCGCATCGCAGGGTGCCGCCATGAACATCGTCAGCATGCTCGCAGGCAAGGACAACAGAAAGAAATAAACGGAGGCTGCTATGGCTAACGCGTGGATCAGAAGAGTAGTCACCCAGGACAAGAACGTGAACAAGAAAAAGGAAGAAGAAGAGAAGAAGAGCACAGGCGCTGTGAAGTGGACATCAGGCAGCAGCACGGCGTCCTCTTCGAAGGCAGGGAACACCGCAAAGACAGCGACCACAGCGAAGACAACCCCCTCATGGGTGCAGCAGAATAAAGCCAGGACAGATGAGATTGTCCGCAAAAACAGAGACAGCTGGTTCAGTGATGACGATGGCGGGATCGATGCTGTGTCCTCGTCTGCTGTCCCAAAGGGCAGGAAGACAGGGAACGTCTATTCACGGGACGCCATTTTCAACAACACCCTGGATGACTACTTCGGGCCCATCGGGAGATACGGCAATGTCCTGCGCTATTCCGGCCAGGGCGTCAAGCAGGCGGATGCCCAGATGGCCGACAAGCTGCTTGATCCGAATTCCTCGCTCAGCCAGTCTCTGATCAACAACAAGTCTGTCGGGGAAAAGGGCAGACAGAAGGCCATTGAGGAGCTGGTCCCTGAGTTTTACCGGAAAGCCTATGACATGGGTCTGACTTCCAGCCAGCAGAAAAGGAAGACCAGCCCGCAGCAGAGCGGGTACCAGCATGTCCAGGGAGCGGGAGCCATCAACCAGAACATCGGCGAAGAGTACCTCCTGAAGGACAATCCCTGGCAGAACAGCGCATGGGAAACCGGTCTGAATGCGTCTTCCTTCGGGAAAGCCCAGCTGAACGCCCGCGACCAGGCGTCCGCTCTTGTCAAGGCGCGCGAGACAGGCCGGTACGACCGGGAGATCGACGAGAACAACCAGTTCGTCGACTTTTCCATGATGTCCACCGACTACCTCAAAAAGCTGCAGGCAGACTATTCCGGCAGGGTGACTGACTGGGCAGCCAAAAAGGATCAGTATGAGCAGAGCCTCAGAGACTACCAGCGGTCCTATGACGAGGGGCTCGCGGATTCCTCCGAATGGAAAAAGGACATTCAGGCGTCCCACCAGGGCCAGGAAGAGATTGACGAGTACGACGTCACGCTTGAGGACATGAAAGGCTATGTCAAGCATGTGCTGGGCGAGGACATCAGCCAGATGGGCAATGATGAATCCGCCTATGAGCCTTATGTCAGCGAGTTTGTCAGCTGGTACAACAACGGCGGACTCGGAAAGTTCGAGGGCAAGGAAGCCAAGCCGGCAGATTCTAACGCGCTTGACATGTACAACGCGTACTCAAGGCGCCTGGAGAGCATCAACGCAGAGCTGGACGCAAGAGCAAAGCAGGAGGATTTCAGGAACCGCGCAGCCCAGGAGGATCCTGACTGGGCAACCTACGGCATGCAGGGACAGGATCTGATCGACTATGCCAACGCCCAGCTTACGCCAGGCAGCCGCGTGGACATGGGCAACCGTCCGGAGATCCCAGGCTATTACATGAAGCAGGCCGGATGGACTGATTTTGATGAAAACGACTATGCCACACTCTATTCACAGTCTGTTTCCTATGGCAAGCTGACTGTGACCGCAACGCCTATCCAGGCCAACGGAGCCAGCGGTACCGTCCTTTCACCGGATCAGTTCTGGTCCTACCTTGACGAGGTGTGCTCTGACTCCAGCTCCGCGGATGAGATCATGGCCAAGGACAGGCTGGGGCTCATCATGGTTGTGGAACCGGAGAACGCGGAAACGACAGCCGGCGAGAGGATGCACAATCTCAGCGCCAGGATCGAGGACCAGAAAAAGGCTGGCCAGAAGACAAACGGCGGGGGCTGGTTCGGACAGTTCGGCAGATATGGGATCAACGCGATCACACATTCGGACAAACAGAAGAACCTGGATCAGATCTACGACACCATTAATGATGAAGATGCCATGACGCGTGAGCTGATGGCCAAGGGCATGAATGGCGACAGCGGATCATTCATCATCGACAATGGCTACCACCTCATGACGGACGAGGAGAAATCCTTGTTTAACTACTGGTACCAGAAAGGCGAAGGGCAGGAATACCTTGACAGCATCGCGCCGGCTCTCCGGAGCAGGGTGGCCATGGCCGAGAAAGCCTATCAGCAGGAGCTGGCCACCAGCCCGGCCGGCGCAGTGCCTGCATGGGTAGCCGGCAGAGTCGCCAACCTGGGCTCTGCCATGCTCTATCCTGTCCAGGCAGCAGCTGGCTTCGTGGATCCCAACCTGGACAAAAACAGCCCCTTGTTCGCGCTTAACCGTCTGACCAACAACGTGACAGAGGCACAGCGCAATGCTGTGGCAGCCTGGGATACTCCATTCCTCAATATCAAGCTTCCCTGGGGTGACGGGACGGTTGGCACACTACTCTATGATGCCGCGTCTTCCGCAGCCGACTCCATGCTGGGTGTGGGAGCTGGCGCAGACATAGCAGGCAATGTGGCCAAGTCTCCTGAGAAGGCACGCAAGCTGGCTGTGGCGCTTGGCCAGATCATCATGAGCAGCGAGGCAGGCAGCCATTCCTACATGAATGCGCTTGAGCGGGGCCTTGACGCGCAGCATGCGTTTGCCACTTCCATGGCCGACGCTCTGACCGAAGCGGCCACAGAAAAGTGGTCCATCGAAACGCTGCTCTCCAACCCGACGAACATTTTTGCCTACATCGGGAAAAACATCCTTGCAGAAGGATCCGAGGAAACAGCCGGCGCGATCATTGAGCCCATGCTTGACTATGCCATCAATGGCGACAGGTCAAAGTGGGTTCAGACGAAGTACACCCTGATCCAGCTTGGCATGACACCAGAGGAAGCAGACAGGGAGGCCTGGGGCGACTTCTGGAGCGATCTTGTGAACAGCACAGTGATTGGCGGCGTGTCCGGCGGCATGATGGGCGCAACGCACGCAGGAGCCTCTCAATACTACAACTGGAACACAGGCAGACGGATCAACAGAGGACAGAGCATCCAGCCCGGCACCAGGCAGAATGGTCCGACGGATGAAGTCATCAAACCGACGGATGAGCAGAAGGGCCCGACGGACGAAATCATCAGGCCGACCGACGAGCAGAACGGTCCGACGGATGAAAAGGTCAATCCTGAGGAAAGCGACGAGGAAATCACCAGGCGCGTCCTCCGCAGCATGGGCATGGAAGATGAGGTGCCTGTCAGGGAGGGCAGCGAGGACCGGATCAGACCGGAAGATGAGCAGAACGGTCCGACAGATGAAGTCAAGCCGACAGAAGAACAGAAAGACCAGCCAGGCCCGGAAACCGACGAAGAAATCGCGGAACGCATTCTGCGCAGTCTGGGCATGGAAGACGAAGTGCCGGTCCAGGAGCGCAAAGCGGACGAGGCAAGATCAGGAGATGTGCGGACCGGTCCTGTGGACGAAGTCAAGCCGACGGAAGAACAGAAGGACCAGCCGGTGCCCGAGGAAGACCAGAACCAGATCAAAGACCAGCCGGCCCCGGAAGAGAACGATCAGAACAGGACAGAGCCTGAGAACAGAACAGAGCCTGAGAGCAGGACGGAGCCTGAGAACAGAACAGAACCGGAAGCCAGGCAGGAGGAAACAAAGCCCGAACTGCCCAAGGTTGACACGCAGCAGCTGGCGGACCACAGCAAATACAAAACCGTGGACGAAGTGGACGCGAGAATGCGCGATCTGAACAACGCACAGAAAGAACTGGACGCGGAGAACGGCCCAAGGCAGGCTGTCCGGTCCGTGATCATGGATCTCACGGAAGCCAAAGCCAGGGATGCTCAGAAAGGCAAAAAAGGCGCGAAGCGCGCACTCCAGGCAGCCATCTCCAATGCGGAAAACGCAGCAAAGGCAGCGGCGGAAAGTCTCCAGAAGATCGGAAATGAGGTAGACACGGAAGGCATCCTCGCGCGGATCCGCGGGGCGGAGTCTTATGATGATCTCCTCAACGCTCTGACACCCATCCAGCATCAGCTCGGCAGCGCGTCAAGACAGATGACCAATGAGCTGTTCGATCTGTATTCCAACGTCAGGCCCAGAGTGGCAAGAGGACAGACGGGGAACGCTCAGCTCTCCGTGAGAACCGACGCCATTGCTGGCCAGAACAGGGACAACATCGATGGCCGGCCGGATATCAATGCCAATCCGGATATCAACGCGGCCAACCAGGGCCAGAGAGCACAGAACACAGACACTCAGGGAGATCTCTCCGGCCAGGCGGACTCCATCGTTGGCCAGAACAAGAACAACATTGACGGACGCCCGGTTATCAATGCCAATCCGGATGTTAATGCAGCCAACCAGGGCCAGAAGGTGTCCGAAAGAGAAAAGGAACAGTTCAGCGCCAGGACAGACAGGATCATTAACCAGGACAAGAGCAAAAAAGGCAGCCCGGCCAAGCCTGGTCTGCTTCCGACGGACGTGCGCACCAAGCTGCATGCCTCCCTGGCTGATCTCGGACTGACGCTTGACAAGAAGAGCGATGCATACAAGCTGGCGGAGGCGGCCAAATCACGCCTCGAAAAAGGCAAGGCACTGACCAACCTGCAGACAGGACGTCTGTATGCCAACGTTTACAGCCAGGTACAGCAGGATTTCCGCGGGGCGATCAAGACCAGCGCAGACCTGTTTTTTGAGCACACCCTGAAAGAAAAGGGCGTGTCCCAGAAGGACGCGGAGCACCTTGGAAAGATCCTGACCAGAAGAGTGATCAACGGCGATCTGAACATGCTCGAAAAGGCAGCGATCGCCAGGAACGAACATGCAGCAGCTGTTCTGGCCGATCTCAACGGAGCGACAGGACTGTCGCTGCGCATATGGCAGGCTTCCCAGGTCAAAGGCACAGCAGATCTGCTCGACAAGATCGAAAACATTGCAAAGGGCAAGACGGCAGCTGAGCTCCAGCAGGGACCCAAGACCGGCGAGATCAAACCAGGGGAGGGCAAGCTGGACCCGGCCGACAAGATCTATCCGGATGAGTCACGCACAGCGCCCAAAGGGAACCTGGTGTTCCTCAACGATAACGGGGACGAGGAAAGCGGCGAGATCGTCAGGATCCTGACCAAACCCGTCACCCACACCAGCCAGGATCAGACCCAGCCGACAGAGGAAACCAAACCGACGGATGAAGCCAGGCCGGCCGACGAGACGAAAGCGGACGAGGAAGGACAGAAGGAAGGACCGGAATCCGTCCAGATCAAGGTCAATCCGGATGGCCCGACCATGGAGGAATTCAAGGCCAAGCACAGCAACAATCTGCATGGCCAGCTTGAAGCCAGGCTCGGAGAGCAGCACATTGATTCCGTCAATGACATTGTCGTCACTGTCAAAAAAAGTGACGGCACAACGACGGACGTGAACATCTCCAACGTTTCCTCTGTGGCCAATTCCGGTGTGCACTACATGCTTGACTATGCCATGGCCACATCCGAAGTCATGGACAGCAACAAGCTGAATCTCATGTTCCAGTGGTACACCGGCGAGGAAGCCAGGGATTATGTCATTGGCTTTGAAGCTGCGTATAATGCCGGTTTCTCCGGCTACACAGCAGGCGCCCAGGCGGACGTCCTTGGCGCACAGCGGGCAGCGTCCATCTATGAGGCAGGCAAGGCGGCCGGCCAGGCGGCGGAGTCTGCGAGAGTGCGTGTCAACAACCGTCTGATCACGGATGGCCATGGCACATTCACGGTCCGCGGCGTGGATCTCACACAGAGCGGTGCCGAGGATGCGTTTTTGTCGCGCCTTGATAACAACCAGCGCGCAGCCTATGACGTGCTCAAGTCACTGGCCGAGATCACGCCCATCAACATCGAAGCCGGACTGAGCCAGGCAGACGAGCAGGGAAGATATACCGAGGACAACGGAAGCTACAACCCTGAGACAGGCACAATCTACATTGACCTGAACGCAGGCAGGAACATGACCGGGGAAGCCTACGAAAAGCAGGGCATGTCAGCGCCACAGTTTGCGGTGCTGCGCACAGCCGGCCATGAGATCACGCACTATATCGAGCACACTTCACCCACTGCCTATGCCGCACTGCGCGACTTCATCACCAGAGAAATGATGCGCAATGGTCAGAACGACTTCGAAACGTATGTCGAGCGGAAAATGAACGACTATGCAGCCGCAGGCCATCCGATCACACGCCAGGGAGCCATTGCGGAAGTCGTGGCCGACTCCATGGAAATGATCCTTCAGGATTCCACAGCCATCAGGAGGATGGCCAATCAGAATGCCAGCCTGTTCAAGCGTGCGGCCAACTGGATCAAAGACTTTGTCCGCAATATCCGCTCAGCCTTCCAGGGCGTCAGCGCGAACAGCGCGGAAGCACAGCATGTGCTCAACGGAGCGCTTCATTATTCGGACCAGCTGATCAAACTGTGGGACGATGCTTTTGTCGAGGCCACAGGCGCACACCTGGAAAACGTCGAGGATATCACCGAAGACATGACGGAGGAGGAAGAATCAACAGGCCCGCTCTCACCTGGCACAAACACAGATCAGGTGATCTCCGGGGACCGCACAGGCATCATTGACATGCCGGAGGGCGGAGAGGTCCAGCCCAGCGTCAGAACCTACCAGGAGAGGGAAGCCAAAGCCGTAAAGGCATCTTTGCTTGACAGTCTGAAGGTGCCATATGACATCCGGAAAGTGGGCATGAGAGGCAGAGAGGCTGTCTTTGCGTCAGGCAGGGACATCACAAGAGCAACTCTCCTCAAGCACGGCTTCGATGAAGACACAACCGACAAAACCATGAAGTTCCTTGACTACGTTGCGAACCACATGAAGAACGCGGAAGTCAGGTACCACTATGTGAAGCTGACCGATGTCAACTCCGCCACAGCTACCATCAACCCGGTCACAGGAGAGATCCAGCTCAACTGCAGGATCAAAAACGGGGAATATGAGGTCAACTTCGACTTGGGCACTGTGTGCAAAAAGCGCCAGGCGCTGCAGGCTCTCTTTGACGAACTGGCATCCAGGGAAGGCAGAAACGGGGAAACCATGCTCGACAATATCGAATTGTCGAGCGAGCACATCTTCCGGATCAACGAGATCCTCAAAGATAACGGCTATGAAACCGCTTGCCTTGGCTGTTTTGTCGAGGCCAGGCGGTACAAAACGCAGGACTGGGCGGACACAGTAGTCAGCGAGTGGAACGAGCTGGTGAAACAGCACAACCCCAATGCAGGCTATTTTGATTTCGCCCGGGGAATGACTGACTTTGACAAGTTCACGCCCGAACAGCGGAGGGCACTATCGAACGATCTCAAAAAGTACAGCTCCAAGGGAGCGAAAAGCGTAGGGGAGCGCATGGCCAGGCTGGCGGCGATCCCGAGCATGCAGAAACTCCTTCGCCCCTCCGATCTGATCTCCGAGCAGGGACGGAGCAGGCTGCGCATTTATTCGCCTGTCCTGGACAGCATCGCCCAGGCGAGATACGGCGTGAACGCGATCAAGCCGGTCATCGGATTCATCCCATACAACTCTGAGATGGCGCTTCTTCCGGAAACCAAGACAAAGAACAAAGTACGAATGAAGATGGAAGACTATCTGAAGAGCATAGGCGGAGCGAGGAGCCAGTCTTTTACTGACTTCATTGTGACGCATGCCTTTGACCATCTCCAGAAGACAGTGGACATGGCAGCGAGACATGCCACAGCCCACACCTACACAAAAGAGCTGGGGCGCGTATGGCTCTTTGGCATGACCGGCGAAAAAATCAACATGAGCGTCATGTTCGACATCGACGAAGCCAACGGATGGCAGAATGCCGGTCTTGACGCCAATGGAGACTACATCGTCGGCGACTATCACAACGCAGAGCGCCAGGTGAAGGAAGGGAAAGAGCGTCCATTCACGCAGTCAATCCCGTTTGCGGAAGCCGCCAGGCTGCAGCGCAACCCGCTTTACAGCCCCAACGTGGGCATTATCGGCGTAGGCTACAGCTACAACCACATCAAAAAGATGCTGGCCGACGAGGATGTGCCCTACATCATCCCGTTCCACAGATCCGGCATGCCCAAGGAAGTTCAGGCACGTACACATGTGGCTCTGGCAGCGGACTACACCAAGGTTCAGAACACCCAGGCATTCGGCAAGTTTGTAGCCGTCAACGGAGACGGAATGGGTGTCCCCAGCTACGCCACCTGGGGCCAGTCAGCCAGGAAGAAAACAGGCCAGACCAGCATGACGCTTAACGATCAGTCAGGCATGGACCTGAAAAAACTCCTGGACAGCCATGACGGGGATTCCGTCGCGGCCATGCAGGAACTGCTTGACTTCATGGGCGAGAACCAGCTGACCATGGAAACCACTACCGCGGCAGCTGGCCATGGGGAATTCGATCTTTACGGCGTGCTCGAACAGACGATGGATCCCAAGGAAACAGCCAGGCAGTACATGGCATGGTGCCTGGAGAACAACACGCTTCCTGTTTTCTGGGAATTTGCGAACGATCCGAACTATTACAAACTGCTGTTTGACTATTCCGTCGTGGACCTGGCAACAGGCGAAACGGCCATCCAGAAGCCTGTGACCCTCGACAATCTCCTTGCCATTGGACCGGAGAACTGGATCCAGGGCACTGACGGGAAGCATGGTCTTACCTATTTCATGGATGCATACGAAAGACAGCAGAGGGAGGCATCCGAGAATCTCGAAAGAGTCACTCAGCAGGTCTATGACGAGCTGGGAAGAGAAGGTACCCAGGCCGGATTTACAGACATGAGACAGTCACCGGCCAATGTGGCGGCCACCCAGGCGAGCATCAGGAGCACAAGAGGACAGAACCAGCAGATCAACCGGGCAGCAAGGGAGGCAGCAGCACTCACCCAGCATGCTATCCGCTTCAGCGGCATGGAGTCCACACGCGATTACATCATGGCACTCACTCCGGAGGACATGGCCAACGACAGCGAACGCAGCCTGCTCCAGCTTTACCAGAGCAAGGTGGCCGAGCTGACAGCCGCACAGCATCTCTATGATGATCTGTCACAGCAGATCCTGGGACAGAAGCCAAGCACATTCAGCGACCCGCAGCAGCTGGCCGGCGCGCTCAACACAGCCCAGAGCAGGCGCGACAGGATCCAGCGCGAACTGGCCACCATGGAAAACAAGGAAGGCTATGCGGCACTCCTGGAAGGCGCGAGCAAAGCCATGACGACGATTGCAGGCATCTCATCCGGCGATGTAAACCGTTACCTGGACACCGTCAGGAACCGCCTTGACACGCTGAACGCACACATTGACAGCACCCTCAGGGAACTGCAGGGAATGCCACAGGCCACAGAAGGCACAGCTGTGCGCATGATCTACAAAGCCTCTGAGCTCAACGACGCAGTCAAGAACATGATCAGCGAACAGAGCACCACGCTGTCCAAGAGCGAGATCGGCGATCACATTGCGCACATCGGCGTGCTGCTCTCCCTGGAAGGCAGAGCGGATGACGCACTGCAGGAGGCGCGCGAGCTGGCGGAGCGCATGATCCAGAACCAGCAGGGAAGCGCCAACTCCGTAGAGCTGCAGCAGCTCAGGGAAGCGATCGGAAGATTCAGCCTGACGACGCTACAGAAGGCTGAAGTGAAACGCAAATACGGGAGCATCGCCAAGTTCCGCGGCCAGCTGCACGGCATCGGCATCTATGATCCGAAAGCGCTCAGCCTGGACGAAACCTGGAACCAGACTGTGGAGCTGTCAGGCTACACCATCCCGCAGGATACAGCGGAAGGCGACATGCCCATTGCGATTGTCGACGCGATCAACGCGGCCATGAGCAGTTCCAATATGGATGAGCTGGCCGGAGACGAGGGTTACGTCGAGTACCTGCAGGACCGGATCATTGCGGAATGCATGAAGCTGCACAGCGTGATCCCGATCTCAGAAGACGCTGTGAAGGCACTCAATGATTTTGTGCAGAGCTACGCCACAAAGGCATCTGACATCTCCAAGCTGCTTGTCGCGGCACAGTCCAGCTCTGACAACGCCAGAGCGAACGCGGACACGGCCAGCGCCACGCTGCGTCTGAACGACGGGAAGGTGATCAAGGGCATTGAGGCCATCCGGAACTATTATTCAGAGGCCAGCGACACCTACATCAAGCAGGTGCAGCTGCAGCGCGAGCAGCAGCTGAAATCCGGATACGAGGCGACCATCCGCCAGCTGTCAAGCAAAGCAGCACAGAAGGCAGGCGTGACCTACCAGGAGCTGCGCGACGCCATCCAGCGCGACCGCGAACTGCGCAGGACCTACGATGAGATCCGGAAAGGACGCAATGAAATTCAGAGGAACATCCAGTACATCAACAAACGCCTGGTAAACGAGACAAACACCAAGAACATCCCAGAAGATCTCAAGACGTTTGCGGAAAAGATCGTGAAGATCTTCATCGAAAACGACCGGTCCGGACGCGGGCTCATCATGACGCGCAACCAGGCAGTGGAGCTGACCAACGTCTATGACTGGCTCACCCGTCGGGACGGAGATTTTGAGGGCTCTGTCTATTATGATGATGAGCTCATGGCTCAGCTGCTTATCCTCCAGGACCAGGTCGGGAAATATCATGATCAGGTATCCGCCCAGGGCTATCAGGGGCTGGAAGGGGCGAGAAGGCGCCTGGAGATTGTCAACAACATCAATCAGATCGTGAAGGACCTGCGCAAGCCCATTGACCATGCCGCTCTGATCTTTGTCAAAGGGCAGCTGATCTCCGCAACGGAGGCGGCCAAGGACATGGCATTGCCCATGCTCCAGCTCGACGACGCCAAGCTGCACGACAGCAGCATCGGAAAGACGCTCAAACGTCTGGACGAATGGTGCCGGTACGGGGACATCACTCCCTACTACTACAAGCGCATGGTCAACAATGCTGGCCTTACTGTTCTGATGGACAACATCGAAGCCTCAGAAAACACATGGGGACTGAGGATGCGAGAGTGCCACGAACGCTTTGCCCGGCTGATGGAAACCTATCACATGCAGGACTGGGCAGATGATACCATCACCCTGGACGAGGGCGAGAACGGACGCAAAATCACTCTGACAAGAGGCGAGGCTATGTCCCTGCTGGCCACCTGGAACCGCGAGCATTCAGATCCGTATTTCGTCAGCCACCACCTGGAGGAAAACGGATTTGTCATAGCGGATGACGGGAGAAAGCACGGCATCGGCATGCTGGGCACCAGGACGGATGCGCGCAACAACATGGTCGGCTTCAGGGTGGAGGAGAGGTACATATCTCAGATCAACAACTGGCTGACCGACGATCAGAAGAACTTCATGAACGATGTCATAGCCTACCTGTCCGGCGATCTGGCCGAGCTGGGCAATGAGGCGAGCATGAACATGTACGGCATCAAGAAGTTCAAGGAAAAATACTACTTCCCGATGCAGGTGTACCGCGGTCAGCTGCAGGCCAGGAGCGACGCGGGAGCTGCGAACACGAACAACGACAGCCGGATTGCCCACATGGGCATGACCAAGTCGAGGATCCGCCTGGCAGGGAACACCCTGGTCATAGCCGACTTTGCCCAGGTGGCAGCCGGGCACGCTCAGCAGATGATCATGTACTCCAGCTTCGCGCCCAGCATCGAAGCCATGAACAAGGTGCTGAATCAGCGGTTCATGCTGGCGGACGGCCATGAGGAGCGGATCAGGAACCTGTTTGGCCTGAAATACGGGAAAAGCGCCCAGGACTATTTGAACGAGTACATCAAAGCGCTCAACGGAGGCGTCAACCCCAACAGGCAGGATACCGTGCTCAAGAGCATGGTTTCCAACTTCAAGCGCATGAGCGTGGTGGCCAACCTGTCCGTGGCAGCCAAGCAGCCTATGTCCATTTTCCGTGCTGCCGCTCTGATCAACCCCAGGTACCTTGCACAGGCCCTGGCAGAAAATGCCGGAGCGCTTGTGACAGGGAACAACAGGCACTCATTCCAGGAAGCCAAGCAGCATGCAGGAACCGCGGTCATCAAGGACATTGGCAAATTCGACACTGGCGTAGGCAAGACAAACGTTGAGTGGCTCCTGGAGCGCGAGGATCCGGACTATGGCATCTGGGCCAAAGCAAAGGAAGCACTCAATCCGCGTGACTGGCAGGCATTCAAGAGCAGATGGAACGATCTCCTCGGCATTCTGCCGCAATACGGCGACAGCCTGACCTGGGGCGTCATGTGGCAGGCGGTAAAGCTTGAACAGCGCGCACAGCACCCGAACATGGACCCGGCCAGTGAAGACTTCCTGACCATGTGCGGAACCAGGTTCAATACGGTCATGCGCGCCACCCAGGTCTATGACTCGACCATCGCCAAGGCACCGAACCTGCGCAACCCCAGCTCGCTTGTCAGCATGGTTACCGCGTTCATGAATGAACCGGTCCTGACACTGAACATGTTCTATGACTCCATCCACAACGCCAGGAACGGGGACATGCTCGACCATGTTTCCCCGGCCAAGGCGGGAGCGCTTGTGGTCATGAGCGGATTCATGCAGGCTCTGATTTCATCCTTCTTCGCGGCGATCCGCAAGAAGGATGATGAGTCACCCATCGTGCAGCAGATGTCAGGAACCTTCCTGGAAAACCTGCGCAGCGAGCTGAACCCGCTCAATATGATCCCCTTCGTCAGAGACGTCATCACGGTCCTGGAAGGCGGAGATGTGGAAAGGTCCGATCTGTCCATGCTGAGCACCGGCGTGACCCGTCTGAGGAAGCTGTTCAGCGGCGGCTATGACGTGTCAACCCCGAACGGCGTGTGGGTCGTCTTCGAGGACGCTGTCGGCAGCGTGGCCAAAATGTTTGGCGTACCCATGCAGTCCATCATGCGTGACATGAGGGCCCTGGTGTCTACAGGCAAGCGGATCGTCAACAGTGCTACCGGCCAGTCCCAGCCGATCAACGCCAATGTGGTCAGGCAGAACCTCCTGGAGGATCTGCACGTGGTTCCGGACGAGTTCTTCGGCATCAGGCTGGTGGACAAGACAACATCCGGCTATGTGGACCGCATTTATGAAGCCTATAAGCGGGGCGACACAAAAACAGCAGAAGATCTGACGGAATATCTTGTGGAAGGCAAAGGAATCAAAGAAAAGACCATCCCGTCCAAACTGAAAGCAAAGCTGAGAGAGGACTATGTCAATGAAAGGATCTCCATGGACGATGCCATCGCATTCAGCGAGGCACACGGATTGTGGAAGTCAGAAAAGGAAGCCTACACAGCTCTGATCGAGGCCGCGGACAAAGCGCTCCATACGGACGAGGACGAATACAAAACAAGTGCCTACATCAATGTGTACAACGCAGCGCTCGCCCAGGACAGAAGCGGATACAACACAGCAGTCCAGGAAATGGTGGCGCACGGCTACACGGAGAAAGGCATCACCAGCAAAGTCAAATCCCAGATCGGGAGCTGGTACGCAGACGGAGAGATCCAGGAGTCACAGGCAACCGCTCTGCTGAAGTTCATCGGCATCACCGACAGCACGGACATCTACTGGTCGATGGATCAGTGGAAATACAACCAGACAAAGGACGAGGACGACGGATCTTATTCAAAAAACCACAAACTATATGACGCGATCGACTCCGGGTCCGGGCTCCAGGCTGCCATCCAGGAACTGGTGACCCACTCGTCCAGCGACGAGAAAAAGACAAAGGCAAGCCTGGCAAGCGCTATCACATCGCATTACAAAGACGAGTACGTCGCACTGATCAAAGCGGGGAAGACGGGGCAGGCAGCCAATCTGCAGGCCAGGCTGCTCACAGCCTATGAACAGCTTGGCTACAACAGAGCCAAGAAGCTGAAGGACATTCAGAAATGGGTAAAGGAATAATCCAAAAGTCGTATGCAGGCGATCTGCATACGACTTACACAAAAGAAAAAACGCTTTAAGATGGTCACGAGGAGGTGGACCATGTACGCAATCGACAGTCTAACAACTCTTTTCCTGGGCGAGCAGTATGAGCAGCTGGCCCAGGAGATCCGCGTGGACATGTCCACATGGCTCAGCGGCAATGACGGCCTCAGGTGCTACATCTTAGCCTTGCGACACGGAGAGCAGGTGCCTTACACCGTAGCCACCACTACGGAAGAGAACGTGCTTGTCTGGCCAGTCACAAGCTATGACAATGCGATCCGCGGCGCGGGGCTGTGCATGTTCGTCGCCACCGACGGGACGCGGATCATCAAGAGCAAGAGGATCCGCACGGAGGTCGACAGCATCCTGCCCGGCTCGGAGGAGGAAGAGTCACCGGAGCCCATCCGGGGATGGATCGCACAGATGCTGGCAGATGTCACTGACATTTACAATGCAGCTGTGGCAGCAAAGACTGCAGCCGAGACAGCCCAGGCAGGAGCGGAAACCGCAGCCGGCAGCGCGTCACAGGACGCCGGGCAGGTGAACCAGCAGTACCAGGCGATCACAAAGCTTGCCCAGCAGGCCAGCGACAGCGCCGCAGCCGCAGCGGAAGAAAGCGGAAACGCAGCGGATGAGGCGGATGCAGCTGCAACGTCAGCCGAACTGGCGCGGCAGTACGCGGAAGCTGCAGAAGCTGGTGCCCTGACGCATGGCGTGTGCTGGTTCGAGATCAACGAACAGGAGCATGTCATCTGGCATGTCTCCACCACATGGGAAGGGGCAGCCTTCTATATTAAAGACGGGAGGATGTTCATGACATATGTCGACTAACACAGCCAAATGGAAAGAACCGATCGATCTTGGTGCTGTCGGCGCGTATGCGATCGCCTGCGAGCACGGGTTTGTCGGAACACAGCAGGAATGGTACGAGTACATCGCAAACGCATCCAATAATGCGAAAGCAGCACAGCAGAATGCAGCACAGACAGCCCAGGACGCATCCAATGTGCGAACCATGAAGGGCGAGATTGAAACAGATATAGCCAATGCGGAAGCATCCATAGCGAGCATTGGAAGCCAGGCAACAGAGAACATAGGCACCGCAAAAACAGCCGCGCTCGATGCGATCGATGCCAGGAAAGAGCAGTCCATCACCGCGATCCAAAACGAGGAGGCGGCCCAGGCAAGCCTTCTCCAGGAAGTCGGCACCACGCAGTCCGGCAGAGTCGTTTCCGAGGCAGACAGGCAGATCGAGGAAGTGGAATCAGCAGGAGGAACCCAGGTGCAGAATGTCAACAGCGCCGGTTCATCCTGGATGAGCCAGTTCAGGAGTCTGTACAACAGCACATCAAGCGCCGCAGCTGAAGCATCAAGTGCCGCAAGCTACGCCGGGACGACAAAAACCCAGATTGAATCAGTCGCTGCAGCTGTCAATGATGCCGCGTCCAGAACTCAGACGCAGGCATCCCTGGCTGTCACTGCGAGAACAGCAGCCGAAGCGGCCCAGGCGGCTGCTGAAACAGCCCAGGCAGGAGCGGAAACCGCACAGGGGGCATCTGAGGACGCCCTGGAAGAGATCCGGGATATCAGAGATTCCATCCCTGCGGCCTACACAGATCTGTCTGCTGCGTTTTACGCCCTGGGTCTGTTTGTGGATGCTGAAGGCTATGTCTGCCAGGAATACGTCAAGGAGGTTTAACAGATGTCAACAGTCACTGAATCCGGCCGGCTGCTCACCAATGAAGTCGGCATATCCATGGTCAATCTGCTCCATGAACAGAACAGTCTGATCCGCGTGATCGCGGCGGACAAAATTGCATCCGGTCTGCGCAACGTTGCGGAACTCAAGTCAGTCATCGAGAGCGGAGAGGCGCAGGACGTTTTCGATATCGGCGATCGGGTCATCCTGGCCTACACCGAGAACAATGTGGAACATGAGATGCCATTCAACATTGTTCACTTCGGGAATGCTGTCCTCGAAGACGGAGAAGAAAGGCCCGGCATGGTGATCCAGGCACACTACACAACCCCGTCAGCCATTGTGTTTGATGCCGCGGAGGCAATGAAGTATTTCCCCGACGGCCTGCCCGCAGGAACATATCACTTCACATCGTCCGCGAAGTACGGTACAGGCGATATGATCGCAGGCGGAAGCTACCAGTTCACCCTGACGAAGGAGATCCCTGCAGGCGGCCAGATCTGCGGACCGACACAGTGCTATGACAAAACGATCGACAAATGGACGATCAAAACCTATGCAAGCGCGAGCGACACAACGGAGATCGAAACCGTACCCGTCACCAGCGGCAGCGGGGGCACCGATCTTGGCGATGTTTCAACCGGTTTGACAGATGACACCAACATCAACGTCATTTCCAGGATTGTCTATGGGAGCAACAGGTACCGCGACAGCTACATCCGCCAGTGGCTCAACGCTGACACAACCGGATTCTGGACGCCGAAGCACAACTTTGACAGACCGATTGCAAACCATGCGACCCACGCCGGATGGATGGCGGGACTGGCAGAGGATTTCAAGGCCCTGCTCCGCAACACAAAGGTCCAGGTAGCGGCGAACACCATTACTGACGGCGGAGAGACCGATGTCATGTATGACAAGTTCTTCCTCCCCAGCCTGGAGGAAATGAACATCTCGCCCCAGGCGTCAGGCATCGAAGGACCTGCCTGGGAATACTGGCAGCGCGTGCTGGGAAGGACAACCAAATGGCCTGCCGGGGTCGATTACAAACACCCTGGCCTGATCCACTATGGCATCGAAAACAAAGCCACCAGGCAGGTCATCCGGCTCCGGTCCGCGACCCGTGGCACCACGTACCACGCGTGGTATGTCAACACATCCGGGTACGCCAACGACTACAACTACGCCACGTCCGCGTACCGGGCCACCCCCGCTTGCTGGCTCTGCTAATCGTGTTAATTCAGAATTAATGCGGGCGCGCCACCGCGCGTCCGCAAAGGAGAACAAGATGAAACCTGAAGGCGACAGAACAGAACAAAGATGGCACATAGACACAGATGCCATGCAGCTGGCCAACCACACCATGAAGATCCTGGACAACAAAAAGCTGTTTCCGGAGGACACACCCAACAAAGCCAGGCTGATCAGCTGGATGGTGAACACCGCCGAGTCGATCTATATAGACGTCTGGAGCGCGAACAATGTGCTTGTAAAAACGCCGAAGGACAGAGCCATACGCCTGGGGCTGCAGGAGAAAGCAGCCAGAGAGTGCAACAACCTGCTTGCTATGATCAACCAGGCAAAGTCAGTCTTCCACATGCGCACGACCAAGAAAGAATACTGGTTCAAGATGGTCGTCAATTTGCGCAATGACATAAGAGACTGGCACAACAATGAGATAGTGCGCTATAAAAACATTTAGCGCTTATCTGGGAAGCCGGCTAATATCGTCATCCGGCTCCGGTCCGCGAACCGTGGCAACACGAACAACGCGTGGAATGTCAACACATCCGGGTACGCCAACAACAACAACGCCACGAACGCGTACCGGGCCACCCCCGATTGCATCCCTTTACTGCACACGGCAAAAACCGCACCCAGTGCGGGATAGTGTGCACTGCGAATGCAAGGAGCCTGCTTCCCTGGCAGCAATGCCAGAACAATACCGAAGCGATGCCTAGCCCTGCGGGACAATGGCTGTATACGTGAGGATTTTTAAAGCGAATGAAAAGCGAACAACTGAATTGCATGGACGATGCCGAGAAGAGATGCCTCTCATATGACGCTCTCTATGAGTCCATGCGGAAATGCAAACGAGGCGTCATGTGGAAAAGCTCTGTGGCCAGATTCGTGCTCAATGGAGTAGAAGAAACTCTGATCCTGCAGGAATCATTAGAGAACGGCACCTACAAACCGCGAAAGCCACACAGATTCCGCATCATGAAGCCGAAGCCCAGGAACCTGTGCTCCATCTCTTTCCGGGACAGAGTCTATCAGCGGTCGCTGAACGACAATGAGCTGTACCCGAAGATGAGCAAGGCATGGATCCGTGAGAACTGCGCATGCCAAAAGAACAAAGGAACGGATTTTGCCCGCAATCTTCTGAAGCGTGAACTGCGCAGGCACTACATGCAGCACGGTACCGAGGGATGGTACCTGCAGGCAGACGTCCACGGCTACTATGAGCACATGAGGCACGACATAGCCAAGGCTAACATTGGCAGATACTGTGATCCTGGCATATCAGCCAGGGCCGGAACGGTACTTGACGATCAGTACGCGGTTCACGGCGAGGCCGGTTTCGATCCAGGATCACAGATGGTGCAGATCACAGGCGTTTCTTACCTGTCCCGAATGGATCACGTCATCAAGGAAAGACTCAGGATGAAAAACTATGTCAGGTACATGGATGATTTTGTGATCATATCGGACAGCAGGGAAAAGCTTGAGGAATGCCTGGAGCGGATCCGGGAAGAGCTGGAAGCTGTAGCGCTGACTTTCAACCCGAAAAAGACGGGCATCAAGCCTCTGAAGGACGGGATCATGTTCCTTGGCTTCCGCTTCTCCCTTTCGGACACAGGAAAGGTCTACATGAGGATCGATCCCAGGAACCCAAAAGAGGAACGCCGCAGGCTGGCCAAGTACGCAAGGCTTGTGAAGCGGGGAGAAATGACCCAGGAGAAGATGCGCCAATGCTATGAATGCTGGAAGAACCATGCCAGCAAGGGAAATTCCTACCATCTGCTGAAGCGGATGGACAAATATTTTGCAACTCTTACAACACAGATTAAGGAGGCAAAACATGAAGATCGTACAGAAAGCAACTATGTCACCGGCTGAACGCAGGGGCCTGGACAATGCAGTGGCAGCCGGGTCCGATCTCCGCAGCGACCTGGATTTCCTGGCGCTGATCGAAGGCATTGATCTCTATCCGGACGAACAGCAGAATGAGGAGGGCACGGAAGATGAGTAAAGCAGCTGAAATCGCAAAAAGGTATTACGACGCAGGCACCTGGAAGATCGACAGGCTGAAGACACTGGTTGCAAGAGGAGCAATCACCGAAGATGAGTACAAGGAAATCACAGGCGAAGATTACTCTGAATAATTTATCGCCAATTTGCGAAAAAGCAGAGCGCTACCTCAAGTTTGGGATCTGGGACATGTGGAAAATCCGTGCGCTTGTCAGATCAGGAGAACTGACAAAAGCGGAATTTGCATATGTCACCGGAAAGCAATACAAAGAGATCTGCGAATGAGAGGCGATAGAACGTGGCAGAAGCATCTGCCCTGGCGGCAAATGGATCCAAGTATATCGGTACACCTTACAAAGTAATGGATTGCCAGGCGTTTGTCGAGCAGTGCCTGAAAGATGCCGGAATCAGCATCAACCTTCCAGGAAGCAATGCGTGGTACCGAAAAATGACATGGCGAGGATCCCCCGAAGAATGCCGAGAGACGTTTGGCAGAATCCCTGTGGGAGCAATGCTATTCATTGTCGCGCCAGTGTCGAGCAGCACGCCGGAAAAATACCGCCATGACGGCCTGGGCGACGCTGAGCACATAGGCATTTACACCGGGTCCGGACAAGGCGCCCTGCACTCATCGTCCACCAGGCAATGCGTAGCTGAGAGCAAGTTTGCAGGCAAAACAATCCGCGGTGGCGGCTGGAACATGGTGGGCCTGTGGGACAAGCTTTCATATGGACCGGATATAGACAACAAGCTGACGAACGGCGGCAAAGACGCAAATGGAGGCGCACAGATGACAACAGCGACAGTGATTGCGGACTCAGGCAGCACCGTAAAGATGCGAGCCAAGCCTGACCGCACGTGTTCCGTCTATTGGGATGTCCCGATAGGTACAACTGTAATGGTGGTTACTCCGGGCACCGACTGGTCCGAGATCATCTACACCGGGAAAACCGGGTGGATGATGACCAAATATCTCATGATGGACCCCTCTTCGACTGACAGCGACGCGGATCTGCAGCAGGGTGAGCAGAATAACACCGAAATCCAGGTCCCCGGCATCGAGACGGTGACCATCAGCAGGGACATTCTGGTGCAGATCTATGATGCACTTGGCAATATTCTTGGCTTGAGGGGGTAACAAGCATGAACAACACATGGGACAAAATATTGAAATACATGGCAGCCGCTGCGGGTGCTGTCGCTGGTTTATTTGGAGGATGTGACACGATGCTCAAGGTGCTTGTGGTGGCCATGGCAATCGACTACATCACGGGCTGGGCCGTGGCCATCATGGGGAACTCGCTGAAGACAGAGAGTGGTCACCTGAACTCAGAAGTAGCCTGGAAAGGGCTGCTCAAAAAGGGCCTTGCTCTGCTTGTGGTCTTGTTAGGCGCACTGATTGACAAGGCTGTAGGGCAAGACGTTTTCAGGAACATGGTTGTCTGGTTCTACATCGCGAACGAAGGCCTTTCCATCCTCGAGAACCTCGCCCTTGCTGGCGTACCATTCCCACAGAGCGTGAAGAAAATGCTGGAGCAGATCCGGGCCCAGAACGACAAACCGCCTGACAGTCCGTCCGAACCGGAACCGGGAAAAGAGCATGAACACTGGCCAGACGAAGAGTAAAAGAAAACCCACAGCTTTGATGCTGTGGGCCTTTTTATTTCAGCGATATCGTTTTGCGGATCTCATTCCCGTACGGATGCCAGGCAATAACGGGATCTCCGTCTTTGTCACGGAGTACCTCAAAGAGCAGGTAGCGGACGCCATCCAGCTCAACAGCAATTGAGCCGTCAACGGTTTCATACGGCTTGATGTCTTCGGGGATGTCCACCGATGTTGTGATGTAGGCGTCCTCATCACGGTTTGGTTTGCGGTCGGTCCATACGGGTGTCTTTTCGTGGGCCAACACGCCCATGATACCATAAAGAGTAACTTTCATTTGTTGTGCCTCCTTAATAAGATCCATCGCACCAGACGATAGTGTCCGTGCCATCAAACTCAATCCATCCCTCAGAGACTGCTTTGTTGTAGTCCTCTTCGGACTCACAATAGGGCTCATCTACGCCGCTGTCAAAGCGGATCAGGTTGTTAAGTTCCGTCCATGTGTGCTTGCCGGGAAACTTGTGGATGATGTGCCAGCCATTACGATTTGTCATTTTACTTCTCCTCCTGTGTAAGTTTTTCAGTGATAATTGCGGATATGGTCATGCTCCGGCTTTGTGCTTCTTTGCGTAACTGACTCGCAAGTGAGGCAGGGAGGACCACAGAAAGTGTTTCTTTGCTGTCGCCCTCTTCAACGACTCCGAATGCTGACATGTATTCATCAGCGGTCAGGTTATCCTCAGCCCAAGCTTTTGCAGTCTCATATTCCATTGGCGTGATAGTCTCTGATCCGGACCATTCGTTGTTGCCGATGCTTTTGGCGTAGTGGGTATTGGGACCACCATAGCCGTAAAGGAAATATTCACCGGTCTTTTTGACATAGAGTGCCTCATCGATGAAACCGAAATCGCCAGGCTTGTTGATCCACTTCCGGCCGATTTCCTTGGCGGTCGAAGTGTCGTACAGCTTGTTCTTGATGATCTTCTTCATTATTGTTCCTCCGTTCAGGCAATCTTAAGGATGCTTTCGTAGTGCTTTTCGCTCACGCTGATGCCCAGCATATCAGCCACTGCATGAGCCAGTGTAGCGTTATCGGACACGATCTGACGGTTAACGATGTCAATGTAAGTCTTGGAGGACTTCATCCGCATGGCTTCTGAGTTGCTGATGCTGTAGCCCTGGAAAGTTGCATCGGAGATGGTTCCGGTGCGGCGGTACACGCAATTGAGTCCCAGCATGGATGCATTGATGTAGAGGCGGTCCATGTTGCCCTTTGTCCAGCGGTTGAACCCCTTGGCGGTAAGTTCATCGAGATGTGCCATGATGTCGTAAGATGCCATTGCCTTGCTCTCCTTCCAGGCGATCTGGAGGGCAGAAGCGATATAGGACTTAACAGAACCACCGAACTTAGCTGCACCAGTCTTGGCCAGTGCCCAGGCGTTTGTCATGATTTCCTTCCGCGTCATCTTAGTGCCCTCCTTTGTGTTACCTCTCTCTGAGGTACGGCCAGATTGTAACACTAGAGAAAAATATTGTCAAGCACTATTTTAAAAATATTTTTCTCGTATCTTTGAACACTTGCCCAGCGACAAAAGAGGGATGAGTATTTCGCTCATCCCTCTTTGTTATTTAAGTCGTTATCTAAGCACTATTTCTTTTGAAGCTGGCATGGGTCCAACTTCCACGATACAGTTACACACGGAGCGTCCGTAGGCCACATATCCGGATCCGTGTTGCGCTTCACGGTAATCTGAAGCGCTTTTGTGTCCTGCAAAAACTGAAGAGCCCTGTTTTCCATGTATTTCACGGCTTCATTGACCCTCTGCTCACTGGGGTTGTCCGCCAGCCAGATGCACTCGCCATACATAGATACGGTGCCCTTTGTCTCACCATCAGTCATGTCCATCTCTCCTTTAAAGTGTTATTTGAGTCTTTTGTACATTCATTCGTTCCAGCACATCGGCATATTCATCGAGCAAACTGGCAGACTCTGTTAAGTAGTCTTTGATGTGCTCATCCCGCTCTTTGTCGGCCAGTTCATTCAGAAATTTAGAGTATTCTTTCGCGGCTTTAATCTTGTTCATTACGTCTCGGACCGTCATGTTTATCCTCCTATTTAACATCGATAATCTGACTACCAAATTGACTACTTCTTTGATGCTGAAAACCACCATTTGCGTCCATTTCAACCAAATCAAACCGGGAACAAAACCCGTGAAAAGCGAAATATGCCAATAGTTTCAACGGTTTTGACAAAACAACCGAAATTTAAGACACCCTGATTGATCCGCAGGACACAGGAAAACAAGGAAGCATTGCAAAATAATGATTTTTTGAAGAACAAAAATGTTTTGACAACCGATTTGACTACTTGACGATTTCATCCAGCTTTGAGCGCAGCCGCATTTCCGATTGCATCCTCTTCTTTTCGGAGAGGTGAGCATATATCCTCATGATCATCGCCGGTTCCGCGTGACCCATCCATTCCTGAGCGGTTTTGATGTCGACATCTGCCTCATAGAGCATAGTGCAGAAGGTGTGGCGAAAATCATGCGTCCGGATAGTGCACTGGATCCAGGACGGAAGATCCTCAGGATTGGCACCATGAGCCAGCTGATCCGCTATGCGGAGATCAAAGTCTTCCCTTTTTCCATTATTCACCTTTTCCTCAAATTCTGCCTTCCAGCTATCCCATGCAGTCTGAAATGATGACCGTGACATGGTTTCACCATTGAGTTTGGATGCGACAAGGCCATGTCTTCCTTCCAGGCACTCGGCCAATGGAGCCAACAAAGGGATCACACGCCTGGCATTGGCTGTTTTTCCTTTACTCTCAAGCGGATCGTTCCCATCATCGAAAGCGATGGCACCCCGCACAGTGACCGTTCGCGCATCGAAGTCAACATCTCTGTCAATGTCCAGGTAAAGAACCTCACCGCGTCTGAGGCCGGCATACAGCATGCACATGGTAGCAGGGCCGAATCTGGAGCCGGACAATTCCCGGACAATGGAGATCTCATGATCCGTCAGAGCCCTGTGAGTACCGGATGGTCCCTTAGGGCGAACAACAGAATCTGTAGGATTCCGGATTATCGCACCGTCCCCAACTGCGGTTTTAAATACGTTCGCAAGGCACGAACAAAACTTAGCGATATAGCTTTTGCTCATTCCCTCAACTGAGTTGTATGCCGCTTTAATATCCGTGGGAGTTACATCTTTAAGTTTGGGATTGTGCATCGCGTCTGACGCACGCTGCAGCATCCTGGCGAATTCGTTGTAGTTCTTCGTCCGGACATTTTTCATATACACCGGCAGCCAACTGGCTGCGTACTCAGAAAATGTTTTGTCTGCATTCTCAACGCGAATGCCAGCCTGCTGCTCACGGATCCAGGCATCACGCTTCGCGTAGGCTTCTGATTGAGTCTTTCCGTAAAAAAATTTCTTTCCTTCTCTGCAGACATAACGACCGTCTGACCGTTTCTTCAGTTGTGGTCTGGGCATACAAAACACCTCTCTGTTGATTTTTTTCACGGAAAGGCTATAATCTA